GAAATAACTGTCAACGGCACAGGTGTACGCTTAGGCGACACAGGCAACGGCTACTTCCGTCCTGTCTCTGGAAACTATGGCTCTATTGAGATTGATGGAGGAGCGCATGGTGGTTGGGAAGGCTACAACATTGGTGGTCGTGCCGTGTTTATGCACGATAACTCTAGCACTATGGGTCTGTTTGATGACGTACATAATGAATGGGGCTTTAGATATGTATTCAACGGCGCTGCATATTTGTATCACAACGGAGTCAACAAGCTGGAAACCACTGGCGGCGGTGCCTCTGTAAATGGAGACCTAACCGTAACAGGTGGTGACATTTCACTTAGCGGTACGGGCCGCATTCAGGGTGTGGATACAGTTTCGTCTGGAACTGACGCAGCAAACAGAAACTATGTTGATACGGCGGTCGCTGCGGCTGGTGTCAGTATGGCGACACTGTACACTTATGTTTAAGGAATATCTAAATGGCTAATTCAGTAGGTCGTATCTATAACGCCACACTAGGAGACTCCCAACTTCAGTCGGATGGGGAGCATACACTTTTCACTACGAACAGTAGCACCAGTCAGGTAATTAAAGAGGTTAAATTTAACCTTAGTGCGGGTGTAAAGCTTACAAATGCTTACATTGAAGTAAACGGACACAAAGTAGCTTCAATTTCAGACTCAGGTACTGCTCTTACGGGCGAGATTATTGTCCCCCCTAATTCTACAGTAAAGCTAAAAGCACCTAGTACTTACCCTGTTGCTTTTTATAAAGAGTATGAACAGACTATTTCATCTTCTCGCCATCTGTATGTAAACACACTGGTTCGAGATCAAACTACTGGGACGGTTACAACCACCCTTACTCAAAACAAAAGTATGTTCGCTACCAGCAACGCCAATGCTGTCAACTACATAGATATAGTTGACGCAAGAGGGTTTGCTGCACGCATACCGGGATCAGGTAGTTCTATTTATCAGCCATTTTACTGGATGAATGCAATATACCACGATGGTAACTCTGTACAAAAGATAAATAGGCATCATGCCCAAGACTACGCAGAAGGTCACAGTGGGAACCAAGGAGTTATTAGTCAAACGGGTCACTCAGGGAACTACAAAGGCTATGCGTTTGATAGAGATATAAGCCGCTCAGTGCAAACCGCTAACTTGAGTGCAAGTAACGGTGGACCTGCGGCTCTTTTGAACGTCATAGATATCACTGGAAATAGATTTCAAGTAAGGGGCTCTCCTCGTCACAATGAAACTAACCTAGTAGACTTCGATAAGTGGGGTGGTGTTGCAAATTCAAGCCCCGCAACCAGCCATGGACAATTCAGCCCACAACCTACTAGCTCGTACCCAAGGGCGCACAGTATTGGTGACTGGTATTTCTGGATCCCACAAAACGGTTATGGTGAACGAGTATACGGGGTTAGTTTAAAAACAGGGCAAATGTTCCATTTTAACGCTATGTCTGGTTGGTCCTCCTCTGGTAATAGAGATTTTACGGTGTCAATTGATACCGATAACGATAAATTTGTTTTTTGGCGTCCCGCTAGTTCAACATCAATATATCGATCAACATCGAATGATACCATTAGCTATCTTGAGTCAACTACTCCGGGTGGGGTGCCAAACGCACCTATTACCAATGCAACCGTAACTTTCAACGGCGGGAATTATTGTGACTACAGTTTTTCAGCGTGCCAGCTTTCTGACCGCATGGACGGTGGCTTCGGCTACAAAAATCAGTCCAATGAACACGTTGCCTGTGATTATGATGGTAGCGTTATATACACGCACTCTACTTTTCAGGGTATAGATAACTTTACGCCCCATAACGACTATCTATGGAAACGCACTATGGGTAAAATGAGCGCCTCAGAAATGAGTAGCGCTGGAATAAGTCAACCAACTTTTGACATCAGTGTTTTCGGTTACACTGCAAGCTAAGGATATGACATGGCAGAGGCATTTAAAAAGCTGTTTGACAGTACTTTAAACCAAAACAATCTAAACGATGGTGAGCATACGCTATTAAGCGGTGGCAATAATAAAGTTATAAAAAATATTAGCGTAACCTCACCTGATATTGCACTAAATGATACTTATCTTGAGTTGGACGGTGTAAACATCGGAAGCGTCAAGGTAGATAGAGGAGGTTCTGCAACTTTTGAAGGACATCAAATTCTAGCACCGACTTCGGTACTTAAATTGAAAACTACAGACTTTCCTATAGTAGCCGAAAAAGTAATTGGCGTCTGTAATGACGGAACAAAACTTCGTTATTATTCCTACATAGAGGATTCTTCTGGTAACGCAGTTAATACTTCAAACACATCTCTACAATTTCAATGGGAATCCAATGAAACTGTTGGGTCTTTGTCTTACTCAAGCCAAATTATTGATCTATACAAGCCGGGTCCTAGTCAAGGCGGGACAAATAACATTCACTACATTGCACATGATGATAACTCTGTACAAGTTTTCCATGCAACCAGAGCATTAGAAACTGGAGGGTCGCTTGGATATAGCCCTGCTAATAACTATCAAATGACTTATCAAAACTATAGGACTTTTGGCTTTCGTGACTTTAGAAAGGAAGTCTCAGCATCAGGCCCAAGCCGTTCTGCTTCCTACGACAGGTTTTTCAATATGAATGGTGCGACTTTTAAGCAACATCAGCCTTATATATACCCACAAACTTATAGCGTGACTACCCACACAGCAAGCCCTTGGTGGACTAGCACCTCCCACCCTTCTCCACACCCTACTTCCTCGTACCCCAGAGGTGGTGTGTACCACGATATGTATTGTTACATGCCTAGTAGCGGCTACACTAGCCAGATATACATCAAGAATACTATCACTGGTGCATTCTATCAGGCAAACCTACCGGCTGCTATACAAATGACCCACGGTAGTTTTGTATTGTCAGTAGATCACTCAAACGATGCTTGGTATATATACTACCATAATGGAGCTAATAATCTTACACAGGTTAAAGGCCCGTGGTCTTGGTCCCAAATGTTAGGCAGTACTGGAGCAGCGGCCCCTTCTGCCGTAAATACTAGAAAGCAAATAGCTTCTTCTGACTGGGAGGAACACAATAACATTACAGCGCCAGGACTGTATCAAAACTTTCATGGAGGGCAACTCGGTTACACAGCCACTGGTGGTGTTCGGTACAGAGATACAAACAATAAAATGTATACTTTAGATGCAACAGGTAGTCTAAAATATTCATATACTTCAGATCCTAAATTTGGAAATGCTGGAGGTTCAGCTAGCTATCTTTGGCGTCACTACGGACATCCTATTCCTTCCTCTATAGCAAGCGCAGCGGGTCTAAATTCCGCAGATGTAAAAGTAACAATCACCGGAATAGAACAAACATAATAAGGAGGCTATAATGGCTTTATCATCAGCAGGTGGCGGCGGTACTACCATTGCAAAGACAGGATCATCGGCGGCAGTCATGTATACGGTCCCGGCAGGGAAAACTTTTGAAGGGCATATGTGGAATAACAGTAGTACGGGACCCGGTTATATTAACGGGACTCAACTGAGTTGGCCCTATCACAGCAGCTATTTTCAACATGCCTATCTACCTATCACCTTAAACGAGGGCGATGTAATTAAGGCTGACAACAGCGGCACTACTATGTTAGTGGGGGTTGAAAAGTAATGCACGAGTATCAATTAACCATACATGATGACTTGACTTCTACTTTGGTTTTTGGCTCCCAATCACCAGAGGAGGTAACTGATAGCGATAGCGACTTCACGCCTAATACGTTTGTTGCAAGCAGTCACATCAAGATTCCTAACTTTAATTTCTTATCAATGTCTTCACCTGTTTTTAGATTTACTACAGAAGAAATGGTTGAATCATTTGTGATAGGGAATCAGAATCTTTTAAAATCTGAATCTAAGGGTGTGTTGTCTATCCCAACGACCCCAGATGAAGAAGCTGTGGCGGCTGCCCCTGAATTTCCAGAGGTTATTGAAGTCGAAGCAAACATTACCAGAAGCAAGCGGAACGTGCTTTTGATGGAATGTGATTGGACGCAGGCGGCTGACACTCCGCTATCAGATGAGGTAAAAGCTTTATGGGCTACATACAGAACAAGCCTTAGAGACTTATCTGTGAATAGTAACTGGCCTTTTCTTGAAGAGGCTGATTGGCCTACTAAACCTTAAACCTCCTTTAATTAACGCTTGCTAATGCACTAACTAAGTGCTAAACTTTTACATAGTATTACCAATTAGTTTAGGCACTTATGACAGATGAAACCACAGAGTTTCAGACCGTCCTGCTAACACCCCCAGAAGTATTGCATGTATGGCCTTCCATACAAGGCGACATAGACAAAGCACTGTCCCACGGGATCGATGAGATGTCTGTATTCGATCTCTTCAAGGACGCCATAAACGGCACCGTCTTTGTTTGGATCACACTGGACACAGCTAGCAAGATAGTCTGCACAACCACCCTTAGATTCCTGACACAGAAGAACGTAAAAACGTGTCAGATTATCACCAACACCACCGACGGTGTTTCACTCAAGCAGGTCGAAGCAGATCACAGATTGTTTGAGGACTTTGCCAAAAAGAACGGCTGTTCGCATCTTCAGGTCTGGGGGCGCAAGGGCTGGCTCAGACGCCTACAGACGCTCAGTTCTAGGCAAGGCAACAAATACAAAACTCAATATTATGTTTTCGACATGGAGATTTAAATGAAACTGCTTAACCCTTTTATGCCTTACCGGTATCTACACCCACGGGCTTCTGGCCTGATTGCCTATAAAGGCGGCGGCGGCGGTGCTACTGCGGCACAAGTGGACGAAAGTGTTCAGGGGGGTGTGACCACTGTTAACGAAAACACTAATGCCGGTTTTGCAGAAACTGCGGCTATGGGTGAGACAATCACTAACAACCAAGCCACGATGACGGGTAATCAAAACACGATGATGGGCAATCAGGATACTATGTTGTCTAATCAAAACACACTCACATCGGGCCAGACAGGCCTTAGTAATCAGATCGCTGCTATCCCGCAGACACGAGTTGTAAACCAAACAGTAGACACCTCTGGCATCGAAAACCGCATTGGTAGCCTTGAAGGTGTAACTGACACTGGATTTGCTACTGTGAATAGCAACTTGGACGGTGTGCGAGGTTCTGTAAACTCCGGGTTCAGCGACATGAACCAATCCTTTAACGATGTTGCAGAGGGCCAGACAAACATACAGAACAGCGTTTCTGATCTATCTGGTAATATGACAGACCGTTTTAATACGGTAGATAGTTCTCTCGACACAGGCTTTGCTGGCGTAAACGAGAACGTAAACACACAGTTTGATACACAGAACCAAAGCTTAACGGATCTCTCTGCTAATGTACTTGGGGGTCAAACAAGCCTGCAAGAATACCTTGAGGGCATGTCCGATAGAGCAACTACATACTACGGTGGTTTATCAGATGGACAGGCTAACATTCAAAGTTCAGTCGGTGGGTTGCAGGATAACTTTTCTGATTTCCGCTCTGAGTATTCAGACGATGCTACGCTTGCGACCCAAGCACGGGCTGACCTTGTAAATCAGGTCACCGGAGGTTTCGGGCAGGTGCGTGACGATCTAAATCGAAACTTTGATGCAACCTCTCAGCAAAACGCTTCTATTGCTCGTAACACCGAGCAAACAATGCGGAACCAAGATGACATGTCCACGAACTTCGGTTCTGCTTTTAAACAAATTAGTTCTGGGGTTCAGGCGCAAACAGCGGGACAACAACAGACTAAGCAGGACATGCTTCAGAGGCTGTCTACTATTAGAGAAGTTATCTTGGGTAATGGTCAAAACTTGGACCCAGCTTTAACAATGGAATACGCAAAACTGGCAGACAGTTTTGACGGAGAAGGCCGTTTGATCCAACAATCTAATAACAAAAATGGTAGCGTCACGCAGCGTGGATTTGACGCAAATAACAATCTTAATATTGCCACGTTTAGTCAGCAGGGCCAAATTACAGACCGTAGCCGCATAAATATTGATAAGCTGATGAGCCAGATGGACCAGATGGGTTATGGCGGATCTTCTAGCCCCGGACTTATGGTCGGGTCACAGCCTTTTTCTTCAACGGCGGCGTGAGGTAAACATGCATCCAAAATCAATCTCTGACCAAGGCCTTAACTTAATCAAGAAGTTTGAGGGTCTGCACAAAGTAACGGACGATGGCATGGTAGTACCATATCGCTGTCCAGCCAACATTCTCACACTAGGATACGGCCACGTTAAAGGTGTTAAGAAGAATATGCGTATCACGAAGCAAGAGGCAGAAGACCTTTTGCGGCAAGACATGAAGATCTACGAGGCGGATGTTAAACGCCTAGTGGATGTACCTCTGACGCAATACCAGTTCGACGCCCTAGTGTCGTTTGTATTCAACCTTGGTAGTGGTGCCTTCTCAGGATCGACTCTGAGGAAAAAATTAAATGCTGGAGATTATTCTGCAGTACCGGCACAACTGATGCGCTGGAACAAGGCACGGGTTAGTGGCAAACTTCAGCCTCTTACCGGTCTTACACGCCGCCGTTCTGCAGAGGCAGCTTTGTTCACATTGGACGCACAGCTACCCAGCGATGACGTTGATGTACCAATGGCTCAGAAGCCTGCAGCACAAGACAAGAAACCTCTAGCTAAATCTAAGACTATGGCTGGTGTAGGTATCGCTGGTGCAGCCACTGGCCTGAACGAAATGGCCGGACAGCTACAGGGACTTGTAGCTTACGCTGACAGCCTCAAGACCGTTTTCCTACTCTGTGCAATCGCCGGTATCGCTCTGGCTGCATATGCCCGTTGGAAGGATCAAAAGGACGGGGTTGATGTTTAGCATCTTCGGCAAAGTTAAGACCTATATCATTGCCACTTTAGCCCTCGCTCTGCCCATTATTTACGTCTTTGGGCAGATTAAAGGACGGGCGAAAGAGAAGAACAAAGTCCTTACCGATGAACTACAGGCGCAGCAAAAGGCGGCTGATTTTTATAAGGCGATGTCTGAAAATGAAAGCGACAATCTTACTGATCGCAAGTCTATCACTGACCGGCTGCGCTCAAACGGTTTATAGAACCCAACTCGAAATTTATTGCCCTCAAATCAAGCAATATGATGACCGGTTCAATGCCCAATTAGCCAATGAATTAGAGAGCCTTCCTGCCGATGCTACGGCAATCGATGAGGCTGTCAAAAACTACATCTACCTTCGTGATCGTATCCGTAGATGTGAAGAAGAAAAGGATAAGATCTGATGGGTTTATGGGCAGATACCTTCGGGGGTGGTAACAGCTTTTCTGAAAGCTTGGCTAATGTGACTACCACAGGCAATAATACAGAATATCAAGGCGGTAGTCTGGTAAACACTGATACCGGTAAGATTGTTTCTGGCGGAGCAATGAACTCTACCGATACCAACCAGAAAAATAAATCTGTTGGTGATAAGTCTGCAGGACACGGAGAAGACTACACGTTTTCTGATGCTGTTGGTGACATTACAGACATTTTTGGCAGTGGCACAGCAATAATTGACCCAAACCCTACTGCTAATGATGATGACAACAATACAGGAGGTTCTTCTGCGCAGACTGCGGATGATAGTAATCAGACTGCGGAAGATGCTGAACCCGGTGCTTTGTCCTCTGAGGGTATAGCTAAAATGCTTGTGGATTCTGGTGTGGTTACGTCCAACGAAGAAATCAAAGCAATGCTTGCAGACCCTAAAGCATTTCTAGATGCAAAGGGTATAAACCTTTCTGACATTATCCCAAACCTAGACCCTGTTACTGCAGGGACACTACTAGATCCTAGTAATCCTAATTATGCCCTCAAGGGGCTTGAGAAGTATCTGCCTCAGACGGTCACCGGTATTGCACCGGTTAGCAGCCCTACGGCAGTAGCCCCCGCTTCATTTACCACAGCGACTGCATCTGATCGCATGGACAACCCACAGTTTATTATGGATGCTGCTACAGGCGAGGTCCGTGACGCTAACCTAGTGAATGCAGAAGGCTACACGCTGGACATGAAGGGTTCTGCCACAGGCATTAACGCCGATGGTACAGTGAACCAAACTGGTGAAGCTCTTAATGATTACGCCACACAAAAGTTCAGTTCGATAATCGATACACGAACCGTTGCCGGTAAGCTTATGGCCCAAAACCTTGGCGAAGGTAACTATGTAGATATCAAGTCTACCGTAACCGGACAGCTTGAGATGCTGGCCGATTCTTTTGTTGGCTCAGACGGTGAACCTAAGATCCCTGCCTTTGCTCAAGCACAGGCCCGTGCAGTAGGGCGTACAATCACATTCAGCGGTATGACCGGTACTGCAGCTACTGCGGCTATGGCTACCGCCCTGATGGAAGCAAGCCTTCCAATTGCACAGCAAGAGGCGCAGTTCTTTCAAACACTCACTGTTAAAAACTTAGACAATAAGCAACAGGCTATCATTAACAAAGCTACGGTTCTGTCTAACTTTGATTTGGCTAACCTAGACGCCCGTGAGACTGCAGCGGTACAGAACGCTCAAGCCTTCTTAGAGATGGATCTGAGCAATCTAACCAACGAACAACAGGCCTTTATGGTTAACACTCAGGCCCGTGTTCAGGTTCTGCTTGAGGATACACAGCAAGAGAATGCCACCCGCCGGTTTTCTGCAGAAAGTAAGAATGACTTCACTAAGTTCTACACAGAGCTTGGTACGCAGGTCGAACAGTTTAACGCTAACCTTTTGTCTGAGCTAAAGCGGTTCAATGCTGGCGAAATTAATGACGCCACAGAGTTTCGTATGGCTTTGGAAAATGAACGCCAACAGTTCTACTCCAAGATGCAATACGCTGTAGATGAATCTAACGCCCGGTGGCGGCAGACCGTTGCAACCACCAATACGCAGATGGCGTATGATGCCGCCGCAATCGATACAAAGACCATTCTGGATCTGTCGCAAGAGGGTCTTAACCGCATCTGGGATCGCACGGACAGTGAATTGGATTACAGGTTTAAAGGTGCGGTTAGCGAGGAAGAGTTTGAGTTGCGTCTTCTCTTAGGTGAGATGCAGGCACAGGCGGCTACTCCACAGAAAGCCAGTCTTTTTGACACGCTTCTGGGCGGCGGTATTAAAATTGCTGCAGCGGCTGCAGGTGCCTCTGATGTACGACTTAAAGAAAACATTCAACCATACGATACGCTCAACGGCGTCCATTTCTACACATGGGATTGGAACGATACGGCCAAGGAAATCGGCTACGACAAGTATCCAACCATGGGTGTTATCGCACAGGAAGTTCAGAAGACACATCCTGACACGGTGATTGAGGGACCAGAGGGTTACCTCATGGTTAATTACGGGAAGCTTAAAAATGAAATTTGAAGACGCAATTGAGAAGTCCATTAAGAGCTTTCTGAAAGGTAGCATGCCCGAAGAGCTTATGAAGGTTCAGGGCAACCCTGTGATCTACACACCTGATTACATGGATGAGCTAGAGACCGATCTAGCAGACATGGAACCCGAAGCCGAAGATGAGGTGGAAGATGTTTGATCCCAGAACAATAGGCCCGATACCGGGTGAGAACTACACCGCTGATACTCGTAACTATCCATGGCACCGGCCACCAGAGATTGAGACCTATGACGGTACAGTAGAGTACGTCATGGAGCG